GATATCGAGCACGTCGAAGACGGTCGGCTGGCGCAGCAGGAGCGAACCCTTCGGCTCGGCAAAATGCAGGATCGGCGCGGCAAACAAAATCCGCACCGAGCCGTCCGGCATGTCCTCGCGCCTTGGCGCGGGCGCCGTACTCACCGGCGCGTCTCCAGATAGCCTTCGGAGACGCCGGTGATGCCGGAGAGCTCGCCGGTCATGCCGTCGATCTGCGGGTCACCGGTCAGCGAGGCGCGGGTATAGGTGTAGTCCATCCCTTCGGTGTCGTGCAGGAAGGTGAAGTCGACCTTGTCGAACTCCATCAGCTGCCTGACATTGACCGGGTTCCCCGACGTATCCTTGCTGGCCAGCGACAGGCCGAAGCGAAAGCCCACCACCGTATGCGAGCGGTCATGGCTGCCGTCCATGTTGACGACGGCCTCGCTCGACAGATTGTAGGGATTGCGGGTCAGCGAGCCGCGAATCGACAGGTTGACGCCGGTCGGAAGGCGGAATTTGGCGAGGCCGCCATTATTCGACATGGTGCGGGCTCCAGGGCTCGGAGGTCAGGAATGAAGGGCGCCCGCCGCGTCAGCGCGGCGGGCCAGGTGTGAGGCCGTGGCGCCTCGGAGTTACGCAGCAGCGGGATACTGCGCGTAGATCGTCGCGTTGGCGGCGAGGATGTCGAGCGGGTTCACCCGGTCGAGATCCATATTGATGTTGACGCGGGCCGGGTTCGAGATGTCGCGCTCGACCTTCACCCGTTGGGAGAATTCGGCCTTGTTCTCGAACAGGCCGCGATCGACCAGGTCGCCATAAAGCGCGATCAGGTCGGCCTTGATGTCAGCCGGCGTGGTGATGGCCGGCAGGTTCGCCGGGTTGGCGTTCGCTATCGCCTTGTTGCTGTTGCGATAGGACAGGCCGGCGCGCATGTAGCGCAGGCCGAGCATGACCTGCGCGATCGCCTGGATGTCGCGGAAGCTGGTGTCGGGCGCGCCGGAGGCGTTGAGCCGCTGCATGGTGATGAGTTTGTCGATCACCACCTGGCCCGACGCATTGACGGCCCAGGTCGACATGCCGGAGCCGGCCAGCGTGTTGCGCACGGCATAGTTCGGCCAGACCGTGCGATCACGCGGCGGGCGGACATCCTCGAGCACCAGGTCGCTCTGGTTGCGCGAGGCATTGCCCAGCGTGTCGTCGGTAAGCCAGGGCAGCACGCGCGCGACATATTGCGCGATCCACTCCCAGGACGGCGTCGGCGAGGCGACGCGCGCCACGGTCGCCAGGTGCCTGTCGTTCTGGGCCAGGCCGAAGCTGGTATTGGCGCCGGTGTTGCCGGTGTTGGCGCAGAAGTAATGCCCGTACATCTGGACATTCCAGGCCCAGCGGCCCGAGAGGTCGGAGAGCGCAGCCGAAGCCGAGGCGAGGTTGGTCACGTCGGCGAAGGCCGAAATGATCCAGTCGAGCGGATCGTCGCCGAGCGCCGCCAGTGTCGCCGCGACCGAAGCGGTGCCGGTCGCCGGAATGGTCGCCGCGATCGCGACCTTGCCGGCGTAGATATTGCCAGCCAGCCCGGCATCGACCGCGATTTCGATCTCGTTCATGGTCGTGCCGGCATGGCGGCCGGTCAGCGTCACGACATTGGTCGCCACCGTCGCCGTGACCGGTAGATAGGCCTTGGTCAGCGGGTCGACATAGGCGTTGATCGCGGCCGCGAGATTGGCCGCCGAGGTGTTGACCGCCTCGGCCGCGCCGGCATTGACCTTGATCTTGCGACCGGCGATCTCGAGGGTGCCGTCGCCGCCTGCAGCGGCAAGCGCGGTCAGGGTGAGCGTCCAGGCCGGCGAGGTGCCCGCGCCGGGAACCGCGGCGATATAGAGGCGCTGCACCGGCGCGGCGCGGCGCGCGACACGGAACATCTCATAGAGCTGCGAGCCGACACCGGCGAGCAGGGCTGCGTCCTCGATCGTCGAACACAAGGTCGGCGTGCTGTCGACGAGCGTGCCCGCCGCCGATTTATGGCCGAGGATCAGGCCGAAGGACTGGCCCTCATACTGGCCGCCGGAATTGACCTCAAAGAAGCGCCCGGGCGCGATCAGGCCGCTGCCGGGGATGAAATTGAACAGCGTTCCCATGCGATGGGGCTCCTCAGAAACGGGACGGGATCAGGCTTTGGGCTTGGTCTCTTTCGCGGGCGGAGCAGGCTCGGCCCGAGGCTCTATCAGCGTCTTGTCGGCCAGCAGGCCAGACCAGAAGGGATCGACCACCGAGACGGTGAAAGGCTCGGTCGGGATGATCTTGCCGGGCACGCCAGGCCAGGGCACGCGCGCCTTCGGGTCCGCCAGGATGACGGTCTTGATCAGGCTCATGGCTCGCGCCTTGTTCTAGAGGGTGATCTTGCCGCCGACATCGCCCTTCGGCGGCGTCGCGGTTGCATCGGTCGGCGGCGGCGCAGGATCACCGGCAGCCCGGACGAGGTTGGCGGCGAGCCGCATCTCGTTCAGCGCCTGGAAGGCCGCCGGGTTGCCTATCAGTTCGGCAATGCCGAGCGCGACCTTGCCGCCATAGCTTTCGGGGTGAAGATCCTTGGCGACGCTGCGCAGAGGGTCAGGCAGCAGGTCGAGGCCCGTAAGGCCCGCGCCTGTCGGCCAGGACCCGCGCTGGTGGATATGGCATTTCAGCTCGAGCCGCGTCGCGGTGAGCTGGATATCGGTGTCGGGGTCGCTATAGGGCTGGCTTTCGATCTCGGCGATCGTCTTCAGGACATGGCGTAGCGGGCCGTTCATGCGCGCCTCGCCGAGGCGCTGCAGGATCTGATCCTCGATCAACTCCAGAATGGCCTTGGCCAGCGCGTCGGTCGGGCCAATATCGTAGGTCACGCTGCCGTCGGCGCCGACATGCCTGACCGGCACCATGATCTCAAAGGCCAGCGTCGCGGTCTCGTTGCCATCCCCAGGCAGCGTCACATCCTGCGCCGTGCCATAGGCTTCCGTCTTCGCCGCATCGCAGGAGACGATGATCACCGGCAGGCTGCGATCGGCTTCCGTCAGCGCGACCGGCGCGATCTGGGAATCATAGATCTGACCGGCGGCATGGGTCGGCCAGACCGGCACGGCCGCGATATTCTGGGCATAAGGCGAGAGCGCCTCGACCACGGCGAGGCGCAGAGCTGTGCGAGAGAGAGACATGGCGTCAGACCTTGCTCGCGCCGAAATGCAGGCCGTCGCCGCCATCCGGCATCGGCTCTGTGAGGCGGTAACGGGTGCCGGGGCGATCGTTCCATTCGATCTCGTCGCCCTTGCGAGGCAGCCAGACTAGTTCGGACTTCTGCAGCGTCGCGATATGGCGCTGCGCCGCCGCAGCCTGCTTGAAGGCACCCGCCGGCGTCGGCAGGCCGTTGCCGCCGATCTGCACGCGCTCCGACCATTCCGACCGGATCACGGTGATATCGGTCAGTGGCGCACGCGACAGGTCCTCGACCGGGGCCGCATTGACCCCGCCCGGGCCGGGCTTCATCGGATGGACCGTCGCCCTGTCCCCGAACAATGCGCCAGCCGTGGCGATCATCATCTGGTCGAGGGCGTCGAAGGCGGACATCAATAGCCCCTGAGGACGGCTTCGAGCGCAGAGCGCAGGTTGTGCGGCAACCGCGCGGCCGCCTGGCTTTCCCAGGCGGAGCGGATCGCCGGCGTGTTCATCGCATCCGGAACGCTCGCGCCAAGCGGGCGGGCGAGCTTCCAGCGGCCCTTGCCGACGCGCTCCGAGACGCGATCGGAGATGTTGGAGCGTTTGCGTCGCGGGAACTTGCCCGAGAGATAAAACGACCGCTTGATCGTCTTGCGCGTGCCGAGCCAGTTGACGGAGGCGCCGGCGGGCGCCTCCTTCGGTTGGTAAAAGATCAGGGGCAGGCCCTTGCCGAAGCCGGCAAGCGAATATTCCAGATTGGCGGCGGTCGCCTTACGCTGACTCGTGGAGCGCTTGAGCACATCGCCGAGGCGCTGCTTGGCGTTGGGATGCTGACGCAGGCCGAGGACCTTGCGGATTGAGCGCTTGGTCGCCGTCGAAACCGGCCCGCCCGTGCGGTTAAGCGCACGCGCCCACGCGACATTGCCACGAGGGCCGGCCGCGGCGAGCATGTTGTCAATGCCGCGCAGCCTGACATCGGTCCTGACAATCAGATCCGACATCTCAGCGCCCTCGCCTCGCCAGCGCCATCTGCGCGGCCTGCGCCACGCGCGACGACGCTTTGGCGAGATCGGTTTTGGCGGAGACGGCGGCGGCTCTTGCCGCTGACGCCGCCTCTTGCCAGGCCCCCCTAACGGCCGCCGAGCCGGCCTGGACCATCAAGCCCCGCCGCTCGGAACAGCCGCCGCAGGACATGGTCAGACCGGAACCAGCAGCACTTGAACGGTGGTGTCAGCGGAGATCTGCGCCGCGGCCGCATAACCGATCTTGGTGTTGCCGGCCGAGGTTGCCGTGACATTCTTGGCGGTGTTGTCCCAGTAAACCAACGCGCCCTGGGCGAGCGCGCCGGTCGCCTTGGGCAGGGTGACGACATCGTCAATCTGGCCGGTGAAGGTCTCGCCAGCAGCAGCCGAGGCCTCGGCAACGCAGAATAGTGCGCCGATAAGATAGCCCAAGCCGGAGACGACGCCACCAGCAGGAGCAACCAGCGGGATGCGCCCGCCGTAACGAACGAAGTTCTTCATTGGAACTCTCCAGGTTGAATATCAGGACTTTGCAAAGCCCGCCGGAAAACCGGCGGGCTCGCTCAAAACCCTGTTTGCAGGCTCGGATCAGTTGCCGGGGTTACGGTAGCCGGCGCGCCACTCGATGCCGCCGAAGCCGAAATCGTGCTCCACGGACATCTGCGTGCCCTGGGTTCCGAAGGGGTCATCGGTGCGCACGCGGGGGGCCGTGTAGCCATTGAGCAGGCCCCAGCGGAAGTTCGCCCGCACGCTCGGCGCGGTGTAGAGCTCCCAGGCATTGCCAATGATCATCTGCGAGACGATCGGGCGAAGCTTGCCCTGGAAGGGATTGACCTCGACGCGGGTGTTGGGCTGGATCGTGGTGATGAACTGCTCGGCCTCGGTTTCCTTGGCCGCTCCCACCAGGATGATGGACGGCGCATTGAACAGCAGTTCGTTGCCGTCGATCGATTTGTATCCACGCATCGCGGTGCGAGCGGCCGAGACCGTTGCGATAGAAATCGCCCCGCCAGCACCCGCGAGATTGCCGCGAGCAGCGGCGAACATGGCTGCTGAGCCTTCGAGCAAGCTCGGCCCGGCGCCGGAATTCAGCGCCTTGACCGCATAGGCCGTCTTCTCCTCGAACAAGGCGACGGACTGGCCGTAGTTCGCGATGACGCGGGCGAGGCCGCTGAGGTTGTCATTGACCAGCAGCTGGCGCGAGAAGGCCAACCCGATCGCATAGGGCACGACAGCGACCGTCTCCTTCTTCTCGCCGATCGTGCCGAACTGGATCTTGCCGGCTTCAGCGAGAGGCTGCAGCATCGGGAAGTCGCCGACCGTCACGGTGGTATGCGGGCGGAAATCGTTGAAATCATCCCGAATCGAAATCTCGCGATAGGTCGGCTGGGCGAGCTGATAGGTCGCGGCCAGGTTCCGATTGACCGCATTCTCCAGCAGGATCGGGAAGTCGCTGGTGGTGTGCATCGCACGGCGCAGAACATCTTCGCGATCGGCAAAGGTGCTGCCGACCCGGCGAACGTCGAGCCTCTCGGCGGCAAGATCCACGAGCGAAAGACCCTGATAGGAACGCGCAGCTTCGGACCAGTCGCCCGGCATGGCAGAGGGGTTGATTCCTCGGGTTACGGCCTCCTCCATCGCAAGGCGACGGGTCTCGGTGGCGTCGCGTTCGACGCGAACGTGGCTGCCCGGCGCCTGACGCGACACGAGCGTATCGAAGGCTCGGCTGCGGAAAGCTTCGACCGTAATGGTCGGATCGCTGATCGCCGCGCCGGCCTGGTCGACGATGCCGGCACGCTGGGCGATATCGAGGATCGCAGTCGAACGATCGCGCTCTGCGCGCAGGGTAGCGCCATGGTCAGGCTGGGCCGAAGGGGCCACAGCCGCCGGCGCAGCGCGGGTTTCAGTCTGATTGACCGGGGCAGTGATGGGCGTGGGAGCCGGCGCATCCGCCGACGGAACGTTGCGACGCATATCGTCAGTCTCCAAGGTTGATGGGGCAGTTGGTTCAGAAGGCATCGCCGAGCGGATCAGCGCGGCGGGATCGGCGGGAACCGCGACGAGGGAGACTTCGAGCAGCTCCCAGCGGTCCGCCCGCCAGACTTCAACGTCATCGTCGACCTGGCTGAGCGTCCAGGTCAGCACGCGATAGCCGACCGAAATACCGGTGACGTCGCCCGAGAGGACCATCGCCTCGGCGCGGCGCCCATCGTCGGTGTCGGCAAAGCGGATCTCGACCATCAGGCGGCCGGCGTCGATCCAGGCGCGGGGGATCACCCCGCGTATACGATCGATGGAGCCCTGGTCATGGCTGTCGAGCAACCTGACCTGACCCGCCGTTACGCGGCCAAGGTCGATCGCCTCTGGCGTGATCGACAGCTCCTCGTAGACGCCCCAACGTCGAACGCGCGCGCCCGATGAGGCTACGGCCTCGATCGTGCGTGATTGCGCGTCATAACTCGTCGGTGCGAACCGGGCCGCCAAATCGCCGCCCGCGCGGCGATCAAGCGTCGAGCCTGGCACGAAGCCTTCCGGCGTCACGGCCGGAACGGCGGAGCGCGTCCTCATGGAGCATCCTCGGGCTGCGGCGGCTCTTGCGAGGCGTCCGTGATCTGCTGGCCCGTGCGCGTGCGCTGGCGGGCATCGGTATCGAAAATCGCGCCGACCTTGTCGGCTTCGTCGAAGAATTCGGCGTATTCGGCCATGACCTCGCGCCAGTCGCGGCCCCAAGCGCCGATGAAGTCCTGCGGCGACATGCGCCCTGCCCTGACGGCGAGGATGTCGGCCTCCAGATCCTTCTTCGGATCGACCGGCTCGAAAGCCGGCATGATGACCTGGCAGGGATAGCCACCTTGGCGAGGCCGCAGCCGGCCGGCCATGATGGCGCGATCGATGAAGCGGGCGATGACCCGGTCCAGCACCTGAGGCGCCAGCATGTGCCACTGCGCATCGCTGACGAATTTGCGCTGGTCGGTCAGCCCGGCCTTCAGGCTGGAATAGTTGGCCTGGCTCAGATCGCCGGTGAGCTGGTGATAAGTCAGGCCGGTACCGACCGCGATGCCCATCAGACTCGTCCGGGCGATCGGCTCGAAAGCGGTGTTCGAGGCCGGCGTAAAGGCCTGCATCTCTTCGCCCTGGCGCAGATACTGGATCAGGCCAGGGCGGATCTGCTCGATCCTGGTGTTGGCGTCGCTCCCAGAGCCCGCCACCTTAGCGGCGACGCTCGATGAGGTGTCGTTCGACTTGACGAATACGCCGATCGAGGCTTCCAGCCGCGCCTTGACGACCAGCGCGTCCATCACATCGGCAAAATCGCGCGCTGCCATCAGGACCGGCGCGAAGATCGGCACGCCGCGGACCTGGCCGGGCCTGATCCGGCGGAAGAGGTGGCAGACCTGCTCGCGCGGCACCAGTGCCGACACCGGGAAGCCCGTCCGCAACAGGCGGTGCGGCTCTCCCGGAGCGACCTGATGCAGCCAATAACCTAGACGCTCGTCGTGCTCGCCGAGTTCGACACCGAGGCGCGCTCGATCGCTCCCGGCAGCGAGAGCGCCCGCATCCCGCGACTCGTCGATGAGGTCGCCCTCGCCGACATGCAACGCGAAAGGCACAGGACGCGCATCGTTGAGCGGCCTATCCAACATCCGGACGATGCTGTCGCCACCCTCAAGCGAGGCTCGCACCAGCAACGAGAGCAGGCCGGTGAAGTTCGTCTCGCCCTCGATGTCGCAGACCTTGGCCCATTCGTCCCAGAGCTGCTGCGCCTGCCGAACGGCGGGGCCCTTGCCTGTGAACCGAACAGAGAGATCCGGGCTAACGATATGGGTGGCGTGGATATCGAGCGCGCGCGCACCGATGAAGGTGTTGCGCACCAGCTCGCGTGATCGATCGCGCAGCGCCGGCAACGCCCGCGATATGGTCGCGTTGGCCGATTGCTCGCCGCGGCGGAACGACGCCGTGCGGCGGCCGTTCTGCGCGGCGTCATAGCCGCGCACCTCGGCGAGCAGCTGGCGCGCCTGCCAGCGGCGCAGCCCGGCCTCCGGCGAGACCACGCCGATGATCGCATCGAGCAGGTTCATGGTCAGTCGCGCGTGAACTGGGTGATGGCGGTGCGCTGCACGGCGTTCGGGCCAGCGACTTCATCCTCCATGAGTGTGAGCAGGCGCTCCATGGCGTCGAGAGACTGGAATTCCTGCTCCCGCGCCGTCTCGCCCGAGCCGAACTTGACCCGCTTGGCACCTGTCGCCATCGCCGCCTTCAGACGATCGATGTCGATTTGCGTCCAGGCCATGGTGTTCCACCGGTTATGGGCATTCGCCCGAAATGGTTGGGAGGCTTGCAGACCTCGGACGACGTTTCGCCCCGTCGCCTTACAGCGGGCTAGTTGATCGGGTTTCTGCGGCTACGAGCGCGACCGTCATTTCATCGCTCGATTGTTCCAGGACGCTCAGCCCTCCTGGTTCACGCCTTCATGGTCGGGGTTCGGTGATCCTGCCCTTGCGCTGAGAAAGCTGCGACCAATGTCGCGGGCCTACACCCCTCTTTGCAGTTCGCGGCCCGCTCTGGGCCAATTCGTCACCAGTTCGAGCCGCGGCCACCCAGCCAGTCATCGATTGGCGGCGGCGCAGGCTCGGGTTTAGGTTCGGGAACCGCCGCGGCATCGGCCGGAGCGGTGAAGAGATCGCGCTTCGTCACCTCGGGAGGCAACCCGCGATGGCGGGCGAGAGCGGCCCACTCGTCGGGTGTGGTGACGGAAAGGCCAAGATATTCGGCCATCGCCATGTTGTAGACCCGGCAGTCGAGGAAGTGGTTTTCGCGCAGATCCACCCAGCGCTTGCCGGCGGGACGGCCACGCACCTTGATATCCTCGAGGTGCGAGGCGCAGAGCTGCTTGAAATACTCCTCATCGGCATCGCCGTGGAAATGGCAATAGCCGGGCGGCGCTTCCGCCGCCGTCTCGCCCAGGCGCTGCTTGCCGAGGTCGAGATAGAGGCTCGACTTCAATGGCCAGGTGCCGACGGCCCAGACCTTCGCACCCTGGCGCAGCTTCTTGCCGCCAAGGTCGATGTCCTGCAGGCTCGGCGTGCCCAGCGGCGGCTTGCCCCAGCCCTTGTCACCCTTGATCGCCAGCACAAGGTCGCGCCCCGTATCGGGGTGCGGCGTCTGGTTCAGGCGGCTCCAGCTGTAGACGACATTTGCGCGATAGCCGGAATCGACCGCGAGCGCGT